TTATACTCCTATCAACGCTTTTATTTCAGCGTCATTTAAACCTAAGTCTTTTAGTTTTTGTTTGCCTGTTGATGCGTCTGTTTCTTTTTGTGCATCTTCATCTTTCAATTCTTGTATTTTAGCATTTACTTCTGCCTCACTTGGCATGATTGCACCATCTTTAATAATCTTAATGTATTGGTATTGCATACGTTCAGAGTTAGGAATTTTATTTCCATTGTCATCATGTGTTTTCCAACCATACCAGTTGCCACCATTAAAAGTGTGCAAAGCGTCTTGAAAATAATCTTTATCCATTTTAAGTGTCTCCTAACCTTTCAAAATAAAAACCAGTTCTAGTACTAGTAGTGGCTCCTTGAAGATTGCCACTATTATTATGTCTAAATTGAAATCTAATTTGGTGTGTTGATGTGTTAGTTACATCAAACGTACTTATTTGAGTACCAGTAACATACTGTCCGCTTTTTGCATGAGTATTAGCTTCTCCTTGTGCATCAAAACTACTACCGCTATCAGTAGAAATTTCATGATTTATTCTTAAAAAAGTACTATCTGCACTTGCTAAAAAGTGCATTACTGTAGTAATTTTATAAATTCCTGTAGATGGAAAGGTAAATACACCACCGCTCTCTGTCATTCCTGTTCCAATAAAACCAGGTGAAAAAGTATCAACTCTTTCGTAATTACTAATAAGAGATGTACCATTTCCGCTAACACTTTGATTTGCATTAAGTCTAAAACAATCCACCATTGTAATTCCATTTGCAAAACCAGATGTTAGAGCAGTACCACCATTAGCGACTGGTAATGTTCCTGTAACTTTTGAAGTTAAATCAACTGCATTACTTTTTAACATTGCAGTTGTAATAGTATCTGCATCTGGAGTTACAGTCTGTAATGCTTGTCCTAAGAAAATTACATAGCAACTATCTGAGCTTGATATTGTGCCACCTAAAGTTAAAGCAGTTCCAGATATTGAATAAGATGCTGGATCTTGACGTACATTATTTACAAAAATTGCAACATCATTAACTGATGCAACAGAATGATCTAAAGTATAACTTGATCCACCATTGCCAGTTATTACTTGACGTTTTAAACTTACAAAGTTGTTTGATGGTTGATTACCTAAATATGCCATTATTATTCCTATGTACTGATTGAATCAACAAGAGAAAGTATTACATCAACTGAACTTCCAACAGAGGCTAGTGCCTCTACAGAATCTCCAGACTGAAGTACAACTTTTGAACCTCCGTCAATTAACTCTAGTGAGCCTCCAACAGGTATGGGTGCATCTTTTATTAGATAGTAACTTGTGCCACTATTTTTTACAGTAGCATCTACTGTTACAGCAACAGTTCCTTTGTTTGCAAATCTCATTCCGATGATTGCATCATCACTGTTAGCAGCAGCTCTTACTTCTGTAGCAGATGTTCCGATACTTGTTTTTAATACTCTTTCAAAATCTTGAGCCATTTGTTTTTCTCCTTATAAACTAAAGCGCAATTGCCATAGCGACTGCAAAACCTGGTGTTGCAGCAGTTGTGTTTGCATTAACTAAAGTAACTATTCTTGATAATGCTGCTTTTCTATTAGTGCCACCTGCTCCATCATCCACAATAATTAAATCAGATGTAGTTAAGTCTGCACCTATATCAGTTCCACCATCAATATCAATAGCAGCTAAAGGTAAAGTTCCTGTATCACCAGTTCCAATCAAAGTTCCTGTAGCTGCTGGTAGAGTTGAAACACTTGAGCTTCCTGCTGAGTGAGGTTGTGCTTGTAGTGTTTGTGCATGAGCATTTGACGATTCGCAATAGAATTTAACTTTTGAAACATTGCCAGTTCCAGTTCTAATATCAATTAATCCATCAGAGACAGTTACACCACCAGAACTTCCGTTACCATCTAATAAAACTTTACCAGATCCATTAGGTAATACAGATATATTACCATCAGATACAGAAACAATCTCTGATATAACTGGAGATGTTAAAGTTTTGTTAGTTAAAGTTTGAACCCCATTTAATGTTACATCACCAACATTAGATGGTTGAACAATTGTAAAAACTATATTTACTGAGCCAATAGAACCTGAATTGTCTGTTGTGCATAAAAATATTTTATCTGCGTTTGTTGATCCCTCTTGAACTATAACTAATTGACCAGCTAATTCTGCAACAGTATCATAATCGGTATCTCTTGTAGCAGTACCTGATGCAACAACATTATAGATACCATTTTCAGTAGCATCTGTTTGATTTTTTACTAAAATTTTATTACCTGTAGCAAGTGTTATACCATCTAGTGTATCACCATTTTGTAAATCAGACGATAATGTAATATTTGCAGTTGTTGCAACCCTTGTAATAATTCTAGTTTTTAAACCAGCAACTAAATTATCAACATAATTTTTTGTTGCTGCATCTGAACTTGCAGATGGTGCGCCAAGACCAGTAATAGTACCACCTGATATGGCTACACTGTTGGCTGCTTGAGTTGATATTGTTCCAAGTCCTAAAGATGCTCTTGCAGTTGATCCTGTTTCTGCAACCCATGTTGAACCGCTTCCAACAATAAAGTTACCATCTGTAGTAGCTAAAGCACCGATTGCTGTTAAACTAGCATTGGATGCCTCTCTTGCATCAAGTTGTGTTTGAATGTTTGAGCTTACACCATTTAGATGTCCGAACTCTGTGTTAGAGATTGTGCCATCATGTATTTTAGTTGCATCAATAGCTGCACTTGCATTTATGTCTGCATTTACAATAGCACCATCATTTATTTTTGCAGATGTTATTGCGCTGTCTGCAATCTTAGCAGTTGTTATTTGGCTATCTGCTATGTGTGCTGTATCTATACTTCCGTCAACATAATGCTCAGAGTTAATACTATCGTCAGCAATTTTAGTTCCATCAATTGCATCAGCAGCAATCTTTGCTGTTGTAACATTACTATCTGCTATTTTAGCAGTAGTAATCTGTGAATCTGCTATGTGAGCTGTATCAATACTTCCATCTACATAATGTTCTGAATTTATACTGTCGTCAGCTATCTTAGTTCCATTTACTGCGTCTGCTGCAAGTTTGGCTGTAGTAACTGATCCATCAGCTAATGTTGCAGTTGAAATTACACCTTCAGGTATTGATGAATTAGTTTTTGTTAATGCTGCTAAATAAACATTTGATATTGTTTCATTCGATAGGCTTCCACTATCAAAAGATACAACGACTGTTGTATCAGTTGAAAAAGATGAACTTGATATAGTTCCAAATATTGTACCTGGTGTAGTGGCTGTTATTTTTATTCTTCTACCTGCATGGTAATTAGATGTTACATTAGAACCAACTATTTTAAATGAAGTTGCTGAAACATAAGTTGCAGTGTAACTTGCATCTCCATCTCCATATTCAATCCATTGTGCATCATTAAACCAGTCTCTAGTATTTTTCATCAATGCTCTAATTGCATTGTTAAGGTTTGAAGGTAACATACCTTCAGCGACTGATATTGAATTTAGTGATGTGTTGTTTGATTGTGTTGTTGAATAATTTTTAATATTAGTTGTCATCTAATCTCCTATAAACCATGCAAAAACTTTTTGGCTTTCTTTATTTCTATCGTTTATCAAAGTATTAATAGCTTCTTCTATTTGTCTTTGGAAGAATTCTTGTGTTTCAAAACTGTATCTAACATTATCTATATCAGTTTTTTCCGTCATCTCAATCCTATTCTTGATGCAATTAAATCAACCCCTTGAGCATGAGTCCATACTGATCCTGAAGGTGTTGTAACTTTTATTCTAAAATATCTACCTGATTGTCTAACTGGATTGTCTCCACTTGCCACCATTGATGATGATGAAGATTCTGTAACTGTATCTGCTAATCTCTCTCTACTACTTATTGTAACTGTAGATGTAGCATCAACAATCGGTCTAATATTGACTATACTACTTCTATGACCTGGAAACAACTCTAATTCTCTAGTTTCAATAGTTCCTTCATTTTCAGTTCCTGAAAAAATAGCTGCTTTAAAATTGCTATCAATAGCACCTAAATATAGCTGTCCACCATTCCAAAAGTCAGTGTCTAAAGCAATATTAATTGCATCTAGGTTTTCAGAAATAATATCCATAAGTTCTACAGTATATGCTCCCACAAACTGAGAAAAGATTGTACTAGCACTAGCATCTGCTGTTGACCATTTTTGTGTAGCATAATTATAAATAATTACTTTATCACATATACCAGTAGTATTTGCAGTATTACTAGCAGATGGATATAGCCACAAAGCTAATTGATTAAATGGATCGACTGCTGCACATATTCTATCACTAAATGCTTTATTTAAATCTGTATCAAAAAATCTATTTACTTTTTCTGCACCAATTGAAATTACCTGATCTCCATTTATTTCAAAGAAACCATCATCTGCATAAAAGAAAACCCTTCTATTATCTTGACAAACAGTTCTTCCTAATACTGCACCTCTGTTTGGTGATATTACTGATAACCTGAACACAGTTGCACCACCAACATAGTCCATACGAATTATTTGATTTTGTCTAAACACATAACCAATCTCTCCTGATGTTATGTGAACTATTTGACCACCTGAACCTGGTAAATCTTGTAAGTCAGATTGTTTTTTACCTGCCTCCCAAGTTGAAAGATCATTGATACCTGACCATTGAATACGATTTGAGTTATTAGTATGGTTTCCTGTAACTAAAAAATCTCTAACTACACCTGAAACTTTAAATACAGGAACAGTTCCTGATGTTGCAATACTAGAAAGATTTGCAAAGTTTGTTGATGAACCCATCAAATAATATTGAGCTGCATCAACTCCATTACTTGCAATTATATATTGTCCAAATTGTGTAAAAGTAAAATAATCTGTATTACCACCAGTCAAACTTCCTTTTCTTGATGTAAATGTTCCACCATCTAATTGAAAGATGTCTGTATTTTTTGCAACAAAGTTAAATACATTATTTGAGTTATCTCTAAATGAACCTGCACCTCTACTATCTGCACCTATGTTATTTGATGAATAAGCAACTAATGAAGGAAATCGTTTGTAAGATGATGCTGCAAAGTAAACATTGTTGGCAACATTAGCACCAGGATTTAAATATTCAGGTTGGTCAGGTAGCCATTCTCCAAAAGGTATTTGCATTATTCTCCTATTGGTTATTGTTTGTTACAGCAACATAATTGTCATGGAAAGAACCAGCTACAGTTATATCTGATCTTTGTTGTAACGGAGCAGAACCATATTGATCTTCCCTGTCATTTCTTTCAAGTCTCTCCATAGCGGTTGTGTACATTCCTTGCCATTGTTGAAGTCTTGCAGGTTCTACACCACCTAAAAAATTAGCAGCATGATACAATGATCCATATAAGTAAATAGCAGGATGACTTGCTAGAATAAAATTAGATGTATTAGAATCTGATAGTGCCTCAAACTTAGCATAATAATTTAATGTGCCTGTGTATGAAGATGCTGGTGTTGGTGCAAATCTAAAATTATCACCTAGTATAGTATATGTTGAAGGCATACCTGTTGTAGAAGAACCTTTTATTTCATCTGTTTGTGCAGGTGTTATATATTTCAAAGGAAACTTTGTTCCTCCTTGAGTAATAAAAAAATCTCTTACTTGTAAAAAATCTGAAGGCATGGATTCTGTTTCTGAATCTATAGTTATAGATGTTGTCTTAATCATTTTTCTAATTCTTAATTTAGAATTAAAATCAGCCTCTGTTAAAACAATAAAATCTGATGCTATCTCAGTAGTTAAATCTGATCTATTTAACCAATTAGCAATTGCTGTTTTTAGTTCTGAATAAGTTGATAGTGCCATTATAAATTACCTTCAGCAGTTTTAAAATATCTAAACTCATTTGAATTTAGTTTTTTTTTTAAAATTTTCTTTTGAACTTCTTTTGGAAGACCAAACCAATTACGACTTCCATTATACTCATTAGCCCAAACAGATAAAGCAATAGTTGGAATACTTGCTACTCTTTTTAAATCTCTTGATTTTGAATAACCATCATTCAAAGTTAATAATCGTTTATTATGTTGTAAATGAGGTTTTACATTGACTTCTTCTTTTACGGCTATTTTTCCCTCCATGTCGTCTTTGACATAGGTTGTTTTTTGTAAGCCATCAAAACTTATATCTTTCGTCATACTCTACCTTGACCTTTGTACCTAGTTTTTTTCTTGTTTCTTTTCTCAGATTTGTTCAAAGTCTTTTTGTGTCTTCTTGGTCTTTTCTTTGGTTTTGGTCTTGGAACAAAATGAGTAAATTTTCTTTTTGCCACTAAGCACTCATTTCGACAACAGAAATATCATTTCCACTTGCACCAATAACAGCAACTTTTTCACCTGGAGAAATTTTAAAAATTTCAGGTTCGTCAGCAGGAATAAAAATACTATTAGCTGTAGCTGTTGGATTTGCACCAAATAAAATATGAACATCTGCATTAGAACAAATTCTTACATATTCTGATTGATTGCCAAAAGCTGATGATTGTGTAGATGTACTTCCAGATAAAGTTACCATCTGAACTGTTGTAGGTCTTAATCCATAATTAAAACTCATATATATCTCCTATTAATATGGGGGAACTTCCGCTAGGCATGAACCCCCATTCGGTTTTTATCTTCTTATAACAAATGTCACAAGTAATTTTTTAGATCCAGTAGAACCACCATCAGTAATCATTTCGATAGTTCCATCTTCCTCAACTCTATTCAAAGCTGTTGGTGTAGATGAATCCACAGTACCAGCAGCAGAACCAGAGTGAGCTACAGTTATACCACCACCTGTTACAGCAGTGCCACCGATTTCAAAACTAATTGCAGCGTTTCCACCAGATATAGCTCCTTGTAAAGCAGTAATAATTTTAATTATTTTACCACCATCAGGCACAGCAACAAAAGTTGATGATGCTGTAGAAATATCTTCTATTTCAGCAGTTAAAAAGTAGTCGTTTAGTGTTCTCATTCTTTATCCTTTTATTTGCTTCGTTCCGTCATTGAATGACTTCAAAGACCAAACAAAATGTTAATTTTATGATGGGGGATTGCTCCCCCACCAAATTAATTATTATGAAGTTGTAAGGTCAGTAACCATACCACTTGCTTTTTCGTTTCTTGACTCAAGAGTGTACTCAGCAACCATAAATCTCTGATCTGCGTCAGCAGTCTGAGCTGGAGTTTGTAGAGCAAAGTCTCTTAAGAAAGCAACTGCAAAGTAGTCCATCTCTAAAATAAGAGCATCTTGACCTTTTTTAGCAGCAGTAGAGTTAGCACCTCTAATGAATCTGTTTGGAGCAACTTGTAATGTTCCAAAGTCTGACTCATATACGTCAATTGAAGTAACTAATCTTCTGTCTTCTGCTTGGTCAAATCTAGTTGAACCACCAGTAAAGCCAGATAGTTTTTGCTTGTTAAAAGCACCTACCATGATCATGTTAGGGTTTCCACCAGCATCAAAACATGATCTCAAAACACCTTTCATTTGATCTTCAGTAAAAGCTCTTTGAGTACCATCAGTTCTAGCAGCACCGCCACCTGAACCAGATCCACCTGAACCTGCATCAACATTTGATGAAATCCAAGTTTGAACTCCACCTAATTTTCTTGCAGTTGTAGCATTACCAGCAGCAGCAGCAACATTAGATAAAAGAGCAGTTTCCATGTCTCTTTTTAATTCTTTTGCAGCTTTTGCAACTTGATACGCTAACTCATTGTTTCTACCAGCAGATGTTACAGCATCATTTGTTCCTGATACTTGTACAGCTTTTGTAGAAATCTGAGTGTTGTTTGATAGTTTAGTTGTTGCAGACAAAGTGCCATAAGAAATACTTGCACCTTCGACAGCAGCGTTTGCAGCTACATCAGCTAAAGCGTCTGTTTGCCATTGGTGTGAAGTATTTGTTGCAGATGTCTTAGCAACTCCAGACATAAAAGGCGTTTCAGTTGGAGATATTGAATAAATAATATCAGCCAAATCTTCTCTTATGCCGACTGTTTGATATGTTTGAAATACAGCCATTTTATTTCTCCTTTGAGGTTATTGGTTTATAAGTATTTCATTAAAAGGTCTGTAGCGTCTTTTGGACTACCACTTCTTTTTAATGTTTTAATTTTCTCCAACCTTGACTTATTATTCATATCCTCTTTGGTAGATTTGACACCTGATTTAACAAATTTAGTAGGTTTAACTTTTTTAGAAACTAAATTAGGTTTTACTGATTTAGCTTTTTGAAAGTTCATACCATCAATAATTACATCAAAATATCTTGAATCATAAATTCTTGCGACATCCTCATTTGAGAAGCCTTTAGAACCTAAGTAGTTCATAATATTTGATTTAACTGTTGCACCTTTTATTGGGTCAGCAATTTCTGGATGTCTTAAGTGAAGTTTTTTTTGTTCTTCTCTCAATACTTCCTGAAACTGAACTTCTTGATGTTCTCTCAGTTTTTGCTGTGCTTGTTGTATCGATTGTTTTCTTTTTTGAATCCTACGATCAACTTTAGCAGCCTCAGTTGGATCTTCTTCCCAAAGTGCATCTAGCTCTTTGGAATTCATATCGTTGTTAATCTCAGTGTTCAAAGTAGCCACAAGAGAATTTAAATCATCCATCTTGGTTGAATACTGGTTTTTCAGACGATCTTCTTCGATCTTTAGCTCTCTTTTTTCGATTGCTAACTCCTCAGTTTTTCGTCTGTAGTCGGCATCCTTTTGATAACCTGCTTTTAATTCTTCAAGGTCAACATCAATCCTTTCACCATTAACAATAACTTGGTGTAGATCGGTTTCTTGTTCATTTTGAGCATTTGAATCTACAGATGCTTCTTCTTCTAAAACTTCTTGAGTTTCCTCTTGTTGAGTTTCAGTTTGTTGTTGAACTTCTTGATTATCTTCGGCTTTTGCCTCTGGTTCTTTTGGTTCAACTGGTGCTACTTCTTCTTGAGGTTCTTTGATAACTCCTTTTGAGTCCATTAAACTCTCAATATGTTTAGCTGCACCTTGCATTGTCTCTGAAGACAATAAAGGGTTTGAATCAGACATTAAGTCCTCCTATTGTTAAGCTGTCATAATGACTTGGCTTATTTTAACCTGATGGTTAAAATTTTGTTTGATGCTGTTGTTTTCTGAAATCTTCTAACTGTTTTGATGCAAGTTTTCCTGTCTCAATAACAGTTTGTAGATGTTGCTCTACTTTTCCAACAACATTATATGCAATCCAAAGTTTTTCTCTGGTATCGCTTTCTTTAGCACCTGTCTTTTCTAACAGTGCCTCAGAATAAAGTTTTTTTAGAGATTCTATTGCCTCTATAAAAAGTTTATTCTCTAAAACCTGTTTGGCTTGGTTGGATCGACTGATCTCCTTCGATCTGTCCGCCTGGTCTTTGATTTCCATTTAGTCCTTGTAATTGTTGGCTAAATATATTAGCAGATTGTTGTGCTTTTTCAAGAATCTTAGAATCACTTGCCATCATCATCTTGTCTAAATCAGCATCTGCTTTTATTTTAGCTGTATCTAATTGTGTATTATATTTCAAAGCCATTTCTTTGATCTTAGCTTCAAAACCAAGAACCATGTCTTGAGATTTCTGTTGTAGTTCTTGATATTGTAATTCAAGATCAGCAATTTTTCTTTTGTTCTCAGCATCTATTCTAGTAAATTCTATTTTTTCAATCGGTGTTAGTGGTGGTGGTTGTGGTGGAGGCATCATTTGTTTTCCAACTTCAGGATCGACAAAATAACTTTCAACATTTTTTAAACCTGCGTTTTCAATAATTTTAGATAATGTGTTATACATATTTTTTAATGTAACCATTGGCATTTCTTTTCCACCTTGCAAATTAAACGCTTGAAGTTGTCTTTCTAGGATATTGTTTAGTAACATTATTTGTTGCTCTTTTGAGCCAGTTCCTAAACCTACCACTATAGAAATATTAAATTTATCTTTCCATTCGGTAGGTTTTACTGGAACGTAACGATTGTTGAGCATAACAATTCTTTCTTTGTCCTGATACTTAACCATCAGTTCAAAAATTTTTCTAAATAAATCTTTAACACCTGTTTCGGCAAAGATTCTTGCAATCAACTCTGATCGCATTTGAGTTTGCGTCATTAACGCATTTACACCTGTTGCGGTTTTAGCATTGAGAGTGTTTGGATCTAAACCTTGAACTTGTTTAGAAATACCAGTTCTCACCTCTCTAACACTATCAAGATATGAAAGTAAAGGAAAGGCTTGTTGTGAAATTGGTTGAGCTTGTAATGGTTGCATAACTTGGTTTGGTGGTTGCTTTGTTCTTACAACACCACCAGGTCTTGATGTTAGAAGATCATCCATATTTACCATACCATCCATAACTGCAACTCTATTGTTGTTAGTCAAATACATGTTGTCTAATAGTTGTCTCATTACAGTTGATTTCATTAATTGAATATCTTCAACTAATTCAGATAAACTTCTTCCATAAAATCTGTGAGGCATTGGTATAGGTGTAATAGTTACAAAAGGAACACTATCGCAAGGCATATTTTCTAAAACCATAGAACCATCATCACCTGCGGATACTATTCTTCTTAACTCTGCAATACCATCTTCATCAAAATCATATTTTATATAAGACTCATAAATTAAAACTTTTTCAGTTGAGGATTGTCCAGTATAGCTGACAGGGTATTCGTCAACATTTCTTTGTCTTACCATATCTTCAGTGTTGTAAATATCTTCATCTGATCTTGGTAAATTTTTAACTTCTTCTTCATCATAACCCATAGCAACAAGGTCTGATCTTGACATCAATACTTTGTGACAAACAAAATCTGCATCTTCAATTGATTTAGCATTTCTATCGATTAAAAATTCTTCAGGTGGAACAGAGTCAATTTTTATTTTTCCTTTTTTGGTAGTCCTTTTGATTTTGCAATTATATAAACTAAAATCTGGTTTTTGAACTTGTGAGGTATCAACACCTTGATCTTGATATTGTTTTATTAATTTATCGAATTCTTCTTTGGCAGACTCATCCTCAAAAACTTCTTCTTCAATTTCTTCTATTTCATCATCTGTATCAGACAACGCATCCTTTTCTGCTTTTGATAAATTTTTGTAAGTTTCAAATTCTACGTTTTCACTTTCGTCATAATATATTTTTAAAAAACCATTTTTTTCAATAAGTGCATCTTTGAAAAAATTATATAGCAATTGAAAGCCATTATTGTCTTTGTAGAAAACATGATTTAAATAAGCTGTCGCTTGTTCGGCAAGAGGAACATCTTCGGCTGTTACAGGTTCGCATCTTACAACTTTATCGGATGCTGTAAAAATTCTAAGAAGGTTTGGTAAAATACTTTCAATAGTATCTGAAACATCTGTTGAAACAACTTGTGATCTACCATCTATTTCTGTTCCAAGTTTATCACCTAGATAATATTCTAAAGATTTTTTTCTGCTTTGAGAAAGATTTCCTCCTAAATAACCTAAAGCATTTTCAATTTGGTTTGATAATAAACTTCGTAATTTAGGATCTGAAATTTCGATTATTTTTTTTGCCATATTAAATTATATAATTCGTTTGTACTCTTATTGGCTTTGACCAGTCCGACCTTTCAATGGGTTCGACTATAGCACCATATCGTATGGAGTCGCAAAAGTGAGATGCCCAATTGTGTAGGGGTTTATTCCTAAAACAATTATTTTTTTCATCCCAACGCTTACAGTAGCTTTTTAATGCTTCTACTAGCTTTTTGCAATTGTTTTTATGAAAATAACATTTAGGCAACATTCTTCGTACTTGTTCAATACCATCTTCCACACTAAGTTTTGGAGCTATATCAAATTCTAATCCCATCTCTTTTGCAGTTTCCCACCTTGATTTATTTGTTCCTATCTCTCTTACCCTAATGTCATGGGGTGCAATATGTTTTGAATATGTATATCCTTTATCATCAATCACATTCAAATAATGTTCTAAACCTTCACCTGAGTTTTCATAGCAATCAATTATTCTAACTTCATCACCATGTCTTTGAGCAAAGGTTATAACAGTGCTATCGTTCATTCCTAAATCCCACCATGTTTCAACCTCTAGGTTTTCATCAATTTCAAAATCTTTTATTCTTCCTTTTTGCTCTAACTCCTCAATCATTTTACCAAAATAAGAACCACTAATTCCAGCTTGAAATGAACATTCAAATTCTTGTTGATAAGCCTCTGGAGACATAGTTTCTTTTGCAGCGTCTAGTTCTTCTTTTGGTATTATTTTAGTTTCACTAGCTTTAAAAACACAAGTGAACCAATCTTTTGTGTGCTTTGCTTTTTCATGCAGTTCAAAAAACCAGTTTCTTCCCATTGGCGTTCCAATAAATATGGCAAAACCTTGTCTGTCAGAAAGGCAAGGTCTTAAAATGGTGTCAAATAGGTCAGGTGATATGTTTTGTGTTTCATCAACTATCACACCATCAAAGTATTGACCTCTTATTGCTGAACTATTCTCTCCACCAATGATTTGAATACGACTGTTATTTACTGAAAAGTCAACTCTTAGCTCAGATTCATTAAATTTAGTTCCAGGCACTGCTGATGAGAACTGTTTTAGGTAATCCCAAGCAGTAGATTTACCTTGAAGTCTATATGGCGAAATAAAGGCATATCTTGGATAAGGTTTTTTGTTTGTCAAAGCAGCCTTTATCAAATGATTGATAGCAAAAACAGTTTTACCACCCCTTCTATGAACAATGACAACATTAAATCGGTTCATATCGCATTTTTTGTGCAAAAAATTTTGGATTTCTCTTGGTGAGTAAGGGATAACAATTTGTTTCATATTAAAACAAAACCCCCCTAATGAAGTGTGTAGTTTTTATTGTAATCTTCTTCATTTAATGGGGTTGTAAATTGGTCTTGCAAGAACCTAGAAAAGAATTCAGCTTCTTCGTCAGACTGAAATCCTGTGAAATGAGTTACAACCACAGGTTTTCCTGTGGTTTTTTCTTTCATTATGAAAATTATTGTTTGTAAAAGCAAATTGTCCATTTGTTTGTTTGTATCATCCATTAATTTTTATTTCATCAACAATCGCAAAACTGGGCATAGGGCAAAATAAAACCCCCATGTTCGCATTTTGTTCTCCATAAATCGCCAAATTATTACTAACGATAATTTATGACTATCAATAGTAGTTCTTCCGATAATTAAAGTTATCACCAATTTAGAATTATTCTAAGTTTTGTGTGATATTTTTGCAACTCATGTGTATAAATCCTTTTTTATGTGTGTAACTTTCTCCACAACTCCAATGTTATCAACATTAATTCACAATCTTATTAACAAACTTACTAACATTTTAATCTGGTTTCATCCATGAAATAGCTAAATTTGAGTCGTTATTTGATTTAATTTGTAAAGTTTCAGCAGCTTTGCCATAAGTTTTTGAAGATAATTTACTAGCTGACCACTGCGAATGAGCTGTAATAATTTTATAAAGGTTCACTAGGTTTTGAGCTGATTTAGGGTCAACTGAACCTGTTTCTATTTTAGCCTCTAATTCTTTTCGTTTGTCTTCCAATTCAGATAATTTTAAGTCAATTGCTAACTCCTTAGATTTAATATACTGGCTCATCAAATCATTATCATTTATTAAATAAGTTCTGAAAGATTGCCAAGAAATCGGAACGTCTTCCCTTGAAAATAATTCTCTAATTGTAAGTCCGTCTGCAATGAGTGACAAAATATGATCCTTTAATTTGTCAGTAAGTTTTCTTTTTCTTGCCATAGTTTATAATAATTCTAAATTGTTGAGCCTGGCAGCTAAGAAAGGAAAGAAAGGGAAATACTGCCAGAACTCAAAAAAAAGTTAATTAACTAAAAAAGCTCCAAAGGGAGCAAATCAAGAATAACACAATATATTGTGGTTTCAATCAATTAAATGTCAAAAGCTGATCTTTCCTTAATATTTTTTCTAGTGTCCATTGTGACAGGATTATATTTTAATTTACCTTCAAACATTAAACGATCTATTATGAGCTTTGCAGAGTAATCGCCAAATCTAGTTTCTTTAATAATCCATACCAGTTGATCTGTCGAAATTAAACCGTTTTTAAAATCTTCTTGTATTTGAATAGTAATATTTAGCTTATCAGAGGGGGAGTAGTCGTTATTATACCAATGCTGCAAAGGTTCATTATTATAGTAATATAAACTCATTTATCTTTAAAACCTTTAAACCCTTTCTTGTTATACATAGTGTTGTTATACATAGTATTGTTCTTCTTAATACTAAGTAAATTATACTTAGTCTCCTGCTTATTTAATACTCTATTGATTGAGTATTTTTTACTTAGTCTGAGGTCGTAATAATTGGCTGATGATTTCCTGTGGATAATTAAATAACCATTTTTAATAAGTTCATTTTTAGCCTTTTGGAGAGTGGACAGGCAAATATCCAATTTTGTTAATAATGTGGCATTTCTTAAAGTTCTAAATTTAGGCGATAAATACCTTAAATAAATAAATAAGGCTTTAGCCTCCTTGCTCAACCCCTCATCAATTATCAATTGGTTTGGGATCATTGTAAAACCTTTTGTTGTCATTTCTGCGCCTTTCCTGATTGCTTATTTAATACTCAATCAAATATAAAGCAACAGAACAAATAGAGAACATAATAAATATATACAAACTATAGACAAGTATATTATTTTATGCTATTGATTCGTATGTTTAACAAATCACTAGAAAGGGAAAACATGACTAAATTACATCACACAGAATATAAAAAGAATTATAAAAATTATATTCTGTCAACTATCGAAGAAGAC